CTTCACACGGCCGATTGGGTCTTTAAAGTCGTCGTGGTGCGTTAAGACGGGTTTTGGATACGGTAGCAGGAACGAAGACGCACCATCGCGCATCCTCTCCGGCAAGTAAAAACCCTTATTGCCAGTTCTTAATGCTGAGTGTGTAGCGGCTATCTTTACGAGGAGTGAATGTCCCGTAGTGCCGCTCTCCTCATCAAACTGGTCAACGTGCCTTGTAGCCACAACAGCTCCCCGTACGTAATCCGTAAAAAGAGCATAGCGGTCCTTGCTCATCGAGTTGTCCTCGCAATTGTTAATAGTCTTCCTATAGTAAAGGATGACTTAGAAATAATGTTATGTGATTACGTTTTTTCATGTAACCACAGTGGTTGGCGCCGGATCAAGAGCGTGCATTTTACACAGCTCTTGTGCTAGGCCATTGATCTCTTTAGCCGATAACTTAGGGTATTTCTTACGTAAATCAGCCTTGGCAGCATCTAAACACTTGGAATTCATCCTTTTCCCGGCACTTGCATCTTTTTTTGTGCCAGGACCGAATCTAGAACGACATATTGCAATAGCACTTGATTTAACACGTCCACTAGACCAAGTCGGATGACGCTTTCTAAGCTCTGGCTTAACAGCGATAACACATCTTTCCTCTTTAGCTGTAAGATCAACTATCTCATCTTTCACTTCTTGTGGGGGGCCTGTTTCTGGTCCCTCTTCTAGCACATGTATGTGTCCATCGTCACCATCTACAGGAGGACCAGTTTGTTTGCCATCATTATACTCATGAGTATGATTAGGCGAATCGTCTGCTGGTCCTGTTGTACTGTTATCAAGAGTTGGCATTGGATGTACATGCATGGCTTGATCATAGGTCTTTTTCTTCTTCTTGGCATCTGTAAAGTCAAGCAGCTGTGCACTGGTCGGTTCTGGAAAAAGTGATAGTTGACATTCACAGTTGTCATGCCATGGTGGAATATCCGCTACAACAAGATGTTCGAGGCTAATGCGCTGGCCATGAGACTTATCGCATGCTGTACATTCTGTATCTTCTTCTTGCGGACTACGAAGAAGGTATGCATATTCGTGTCCACTTAACAGTAGTCCAATAGCCTGTCCATAGATGCGCGATTGACGTTTAACTGTTCGGTCAAGAAAGTCAGCCCTAAAGGCAAAACTGTCTAGGGCAGCTCTAATAGTTTTCTTATCACTTCCCTGCAGTGCAAGACTCTCTATTGTATCGAGAACCTTGTCGGTGAGCCAACTGATACGCCTAGAGGCGTATTCTTGTAGCTCTTTAATACGTACTCGAGCGATGGGGTGAGAAGCATGTCTAGAGGCTTCCACATCACGCAAACCTCGGTAAAAGTAACCCCGAGTATGCTCAAGATACTTCTGTGTGATTATCTCATCAACGAAACGACCCATCTGTTTACGCCATCCATGATCATGTAACTTGATTGTATCAAGCAGATCACGGAATAACAGTAAGAATACAGCTTCTTTAAAAGCATCAAAAAGCTGTGTAAATCTGGTAGTTTCCAGATTTGACTTTCTCTTTGTGGGTCCAGGATTTGTACCGTGTTGGTTGGTAGGCTGTGTTGTGTTGCCGGCCGCCTTACCTCCACGGGACTTGCCCTTGGAAGGAGCCTTAGTCTTTTCAGCAACCTTCTTTGAAGTAACAGCGGGACTCTTGGGTGAACTCGGGGCACTGGCACTGGCCATGGCTTTTTTTGATGCAGCAGTATATGGCTCGTCAATAGCCTGTATAATATAACGTGGCTTCTCAACGCGCTCAAAGAACATCTCTTTCTCTTCGTCTGCTTCAATCGGCTCTTCTCCGACCTCCTTTCTTGCCTTAGTAAGACCAATGACGTGACCCTGATAGAGATTCACCGCATTAGCGTCCCGCTTAATCTTGGCTTCAAGATCAATCTCATTAAACTGTAAATGGACACTGTGTTCGTCATCTAGAACATCGTATTGGAATGTACTCTCTAGGAGCAATTCACCTACAATGAAGAAGTCGACAAACAGTTCCATTACTTGCTGAAAGTCCTTGACACAGTCAATAAGAGCTGCAGACAGAGCGTCAGCAGTATTACGATTAGCAGTAGACCCCTCACCATAATCGATAGCACTCATAGCAAGACCAGCCCATACACGTTTCTTGAAGTGTTCAAGGAATGGATCGGCCTTTAAAGCTTTACCCTGTGCCCCGATAGCTTTCACGTCATGCCGTTCCGGAGTAACAAGACAACCTTCAGCTGGCATATCTTCAACTTGCTGCCGAATAACATCGACCTCAGTTACCCCAGTATCGTAAGTCTGTGCCGGTGCATTTTCCGTACCTACTATATAATGATATAGAGGGAATAAGTGTTGATAGACAAGAAGCTCTACGTCTTCTTCCATACGTCGTAGAACGCGTACATCGTCCAGTACTGGTACGGAATCTGGAGTACCGATTGCAAAACCACCTTTTCTATCATGGTAGATATGGATGACATCTTCAACATCCCATTCTGGCCACTTACCACTCTTTGGTGAGACTAGCGGCCGTAAAACTTTCTGTTGATATTTGATTACACGCCCACTTGGGTCGCGCTTAAAAAACATAGTCTCTGGTGGAACCCGAAAATATCCAGCCACAGGTTTGATAGTTTTTGACGGTATCTTCCTGACAGCTCCACCAGAAGCCTTTTTATCTCTGACCTTTACAATAAAGGCATTGGAGAACTTAATCAAATCAGAAGAGACCTCTCTTAACAGAAGCTTGAAAGGCGTACTTGTAGCCCGTTCAATCTGTGCGATGCGTCTCTTAATGTATTTGATCGTATTCTGATTTTTACCCACCCATCTGTAGCCTTCCTTCATAAGAAGCCCAGTCTTCTTTTTGAATGCTCTAGCTAGGTAAGAGTCTGTGTCGGCCGCCCGGCTGATCTCTGCAAGATCATATTCGCCAGGCTGAAAAGAATCACGACTCCAGTAGTTTCTATATCCAAGCACTGGACTCTGAACAGCGGGAGGAACGTGCTTGATGCGGACCATCCTATCAGCATGTCGGCTAGGAGCAAATGATACTGGATTTCCTTTGCCATCATAGATTACTATAGGACTAGGCATTTTTACTGGGAGATTTGTTTTATCCATTCTTCTACCTTCCTCAAGTCTGCGGCATCAGTACGGTTTAAGCATCCTGGGATAGAGATTGTGATACCAGTTCGTGATTGTGTATCTGCTTCGATAGCAAGAGCACTATCAGCTGCTGGTACAGTAGTGCCTGTACCTTGTGTGCTAGCTCCAGCTGGTATGATTATTACATCTCCATCTTCTCCAACTGTCACTGTAGCCCCTACCTCAGGTGCGAAATAGTTCTGTAGAAAGTTTATCATGGCCGGCTCTGTAAGGTCGTCTCTATCGTCTCCACAATCAAAGCCATCTTCAGCCATTTTAATAAGTGCTTTTACGAAACCGATCACTATTGCTAATCGTGAAATGGTTTCTGTAAGAGAAACAGCGTTAGTAAAGCCAGTTCCGCTACCAAAAAGAAATGATCTTAGATCATCTCGAATAGATGCTAGCCAACTATTCATTCTATCTCGGCCAGCTATAAGATAACTACCAATTTGACCTAAGCCACTTTGAAGTACATTTCTTCCATCCATAAGCCAATCAGCAGTGGTGGCAACCTTACGCTCTCTAGCTTCTCTTTCTTCAATATATGCTTTTCGTTCTAGTCTTGCCTCTTCCTCTGGAGATCCTGGCTCTCCACCGGTTTCAGCTGCTATTGTTTCTCGATCTTCTACTGTAATGGGAGTAATGGTCTCAAATGTCCTACTTTGACCTGGACCTTTATCTGGTCTTTCTTCTTTATAGGCCTGAGTTTGATAGTACTCTTTAGACTGATCCCAGGAAGTAGCTTTCAAGGCATCTACATTAAGCTGGGCATCAATGGCAGCATTAATATTAACAGTATTAGCATCTATAGAGCCACCAATAGCACCAGTTAATCCTCGTTCCTTATAGGTCTTTTGTTCTTGTTCGCGCTCAAAAAGCCATTTCTGATCACTCTCAAATTGTGGAATTTTAGACATTTGAAAGAGTAGGCTAGAGATGATACAGTCGATTGGCGCCATGAGCATATCCATATATTGCTGGATAATACTCTCTAGACTGGAAAGCATTGGTCCCAACATAAGCCCAATCAAAGACCACAAAGAACCATTGATATCTATTTGGAATGCTTCCAAAAGTGACTTCCAAAGCCACAGAAGTAGTGAGAGTATAGCTACAAGATCCGGAAGACATTGCAATGAGAAGAAGTCTATTAGATCACATAAATCTTCGTAGACATCATCACTATTAAGCAGGTCCCAGATGTTGTCAAGAGTATTCCATCTATCTTCTAGATCATTCTCAAAGTCAAAGAGTAAATCTTCTAAAGGCGCCATAAGGTCAACATCAAGAGCGCGATCTAAGCATGGGAGACATTCGTCTAAAATTGATTGTTTGGTATTTTGCTTATTTGTGAAAGTACCATCATCACCACTATAATCACCATATGTTCGATCATCATCGTTATCGTCACTTCTATCAGCATTGATTTTACTTTTCTTTCTTATTAATGCTGAAGATATCTCTTTATTTATTGGTGATGTTTCTCCACTTGCTACAGAACTACCTTTTTCGGAGTGGGCTATAAGGCCGTCACGTTGAGCTACTGCAGTACTCTTGGCTAGAATAAGAGATCTGGTAAGCATAGCAAGAGCTATCTCTTGCTTAGGTTGAGAATCTGCCAATAGCTTACGTTCAAAACAACCTGCTGCTTGAGCCGCAGTTCCTCTGAGATGTAATTCAAATGTAGTATCTACAGCGTCAGCCATTATATCACCCTAAATGGTTTTAGTACAATACTAGCACTTATACGTGCTGGTAGTCCGGTTTGTGGATCCGTACCGACTTTTGCAGCAGTAAGAGCTTCATTGACAGCAGATGGTTGTAATGGAGGTGTAGAAATCTGTGGGCTACTATACATGCCAGCACCAATATAAGTATGTGTGTGTAGATCGACTACAACCATAGCCTTCTTACAGTCTTCAAGTCCTCTAAAGTCTAGAGCCATATGAGGAAAGAGTAAGTCATATATCTTCTTGATCTGGTTTGCAACGAATGTTTGGGAGTTAAACTCCTTGATTTTACTAAGAAATTCCAAGGGCATCTAACTGTCCTCCCTGTGCAACAAGTTCCCTAGACAGCTGAGCTTCTAGCTCTAGGATCTTGACATAGTCTGTATAGGAGATATCATCCTTATCTCCTTCAAACAATGCCTCTATTGCAGCAGCACAATCATATTCAGTTGTTGCTTCTACTCGATAAATGAGCCCCTTACAGCGTACGGCTATTGCAGCAAGAATGTCATCTAACTGAGAGATATAGTCATTGTAATTATCGATCAGATTCTTAGTCCTATCTTGAGGAGTCACCTCTTCTCTATGAGAAACATCTTCAGGCAACTCCTTACTCATAGTAGCAACTTGGCGCTGTACATTAATATCTACCTCGCGCTCAAGTATCTTTTTATCTTCATTAGATAATCTTTCTGTAGATTCAACTTTGTCAGCCATTAGACTACCTTCCGTGTACCATGCACGCTAATCTTCATTTTGCCAAGTATAGCGGGTGGTGTACCCTGTGGGATAATAACCTCTACCCATAAAGGATAGTATGCCAAATCTGTGATATCGGCGTGTGAGACAATATTACCATTGGATAGAATCTCAAATGCTTCCTCTGTAGGCTCAGAGGTTTGTGAGATCATTTTGGCAGTCCATGAGGATGGGATATTGATAAATTGAAGTGTGATACTTTCATGCGTGACGTCCGTCTCATCGTTACGTACGAAAATTTGCCTAGTAATTCTAGAGTCTTGGCGCCTTAAGCTACTAGCAGCAAGAGCTAGTGGACGCATCATCGTCCCCATACTAAGCTCAGCATAATCGTCAAGAAGATTATCATATTCATATAGTTTAAGCATTAGAACTTACCTCGTTTTGGTCTAAGGCGTCTAGAAAGGGACTTTTTCTTTGGGGAAGTCGGTGGAGGGCCATCTTTTAAGAAGCCCGGGTACGTCCATAGATTCCTAGTACTTGCTTTCTGCTTATCTCTTGGTCCTCTGGGTCCATCCGTAATACCAATAGTGGTGACAAACTCTGTTCTATCCTCTGGTTTCAGTTTCTCCCTTGGAGTATTTTCTTTCTGTCTACGAGGATCAATGACAACAGTATCACCTTTATGGATTATATCTTGCCTGGGCCCACGTAGACCACCAGCGAATGCTATCTTAGTAATGAACTGTCTACGAACAAGATCTGAAAACTCCATATGAAAGCCCAAGAAGGCTAACATAAGGGCATCTAATCGGTGATCTCCAATTCTATCCTCACGCGGTCCGTATATAGGCTTGCCAAGAGGAGTCCTTCTCAGTATGACATAGCCAGCTAATTGTTTCTTGAGAGTATCATCTGCCTTGGGATAGATGAATATCTCTCTTTCAAACATACGTACAGCATTTTCGATCATATAAGCTTTGGTGTCTTTCTTGACCATTTGGTTCGATAGTGGATCCGGAATCTCAATCTTAGAACTGAAGTTAACAGCTTTCAGTATATCACCAAGCTTAGCATCTGGATGGGCATGATTTACCTTTTCTTTTTGGGCTTTAGACCAAAGTCTTATTACTTCAACTTGTGTAGCCCCGTATCCTTCATCTACATAAACGAATTGGGGCTTCCAAACTCTATTGAGTTCTTGGATCTTTTTGATGGCTGCCGTTTGAGTCCATCCTATTTTACTAACAGTATAGGCTCTGGCACCAACAAACCTCTTTGAAATCCTATCCCATCCTACAATATAAATCTCTGTGCCTATATTAGAAGAGTTCCAGTCAACACCCATACCAAACATATATTGGTGATGGTCTGGCAGGATGTCTTGGTATTCGTATCTTTCTTCAGCAAGCTCTCTAAATTTAACCTGGAATACACCTTCTTCCTCTTCGCCAAATTCTGCAAGAATTTCATGTATATAGCCAGCCTCAGTAAGAGAGGCCCGAAGCTCCATCTCGAGCTCTTCATTCCAGTGAGGAATGACATATGATGGAAAATGAAACTCTTTAAAGTGTGCAGCTTCCTGACACCACCGATAGAAGTGCTCTCTCCTACCAGTGGGGGTCGAGCTCGCATAAAGTTCGCAGTGAGGCCGGGAATTTAATATAGCAACAACAGAGTTAATATCATCTGTAGTAAGATAGTCGGCCTCATCGAGGACTATCATATCGGCAGGCTGACCACGAACAGCGCCTGCGCCTTGGGATGTTTTTGAACCTGATGTAAAACCCCTAATATAAGAGCCATTGAAGAATTCAATCTCGTGGTAGGGGTTAGCGACTTCTCGCTTGACGGAGCTCTGAAGGTCAGTACTCTGGCGTATCAGTTCTTTAATACGCTTGAAGATCAACTCGATCTGAGAACGATAGGGAGTAATGACCAATACTTTATAGTTTTCGTTAGTAAATGCTTTGAAGAGCATCAACACACAAATGGCCTCAGTCTTACCAGACTGACGGCCGAGACGTAGTGCTTTACGCTTCGAAGTACAGCGAAGCATCATCTCTTGATAAGCAACACCATCTGTTGATACTCGGGGTTCCCAGTCGAAGTTTCTCTTTGCCCAGATAACTGCATCATAAAGAGATTCGGCCATCTCCAGTTCTTCATCATCATAGAGAAGCCGTAACTCTTCCGGAAGCATATCCTGTGCGTCGCATATGCCCTGGCATTTGACCCTAAACCCTTCATCCTCGTAATGCGCTGTGTGTTTAGCTATACACTTCTGGCATATGGGATGCTCTCTACATATTTGAGTATCGGTCATACGGTTTCCTTTTCCAGAGCGTAATCTTCTTAAATCCCTTGGGTACAGACTCCTTGCTCATCTTTATTATACCAGACTTTCTGGGCAACTGTCCCTGATTACTTCGTAAATGTCGGAAAATCCCCCTCTTTTGCATCAAACGTTTTTCACCATTATCGAAATTCTTTCGCCAGTTTTGTAAAAACTTGTGTGATAACGTACCTTTGAGTATATGGTTACACAGTGTAACGAACTTCTCCTCTTGGCCTGTTACAAGGTCATGACAGTCCTTGCACAGTGTTACGCCATTATTGGTGCGAAACATCAGATGTGGATAAACAGCCTTCTTTTTTATATGATGAGCTTCAACATAGCTCTTGCTCGCTCCACAGAGGCGACATATGTGTCGATCTCGTTTGAATACTTTTGCTCGCCATCTTCGATACCTTGGGGTTTCGTAGATGTTATCATTATATCTACGCTTTTGTCGCTTAACTCTCTTTCTGCTACTAGACATGCAGCAGAGCACCCTCCTGTCCTAAAGCGCTTCTGGCGTTGACAAATGACTTACCCATTACCTGCAGACTTCT